AGACTATGGCTGAAGCAGAAGAAGAAAAGGCTAAAGCAATTAAATGGCAAGCTGAAGCGGCTAATTTACAGCCAAATGATATTAGCATTCAAGAAAAAGTTCTTAAATTACAAAAAGATGCTATTAGTTTAGAGAAGGCCAAGGCCGATATTCAAAATAAAAACTCTGAAACAGCTAGAAACTTCCCTGAAGTAGATCATTTACGCTCTGAAACAGCTCTAAATATGGCCAATGCTAGAAAGATTGCACAAGAAACAGAAATTAATAGATTTGTTCAATGAAAACAGACGAGCAATTCTTAAAAGATAGATTAGAATTATTTGAGTCAGAAGGTTGGCTAGACCTAATGGCTGAATTAGAAAACATCGAAAGTAATACTCGAGACATCGAGACTATTGACGATGAAAAGACTCTTTGGGATGCCAAAGGTCAGTTAAAGGTACTAGGTTATTTGCTTAGCTTAGAATCTGCAACGCAAATAGCCGTGGAACAATCGGAAACGACTCCACATTAAGATAACTTCATAACCCTACGGGGCGGAGACGATAGTATGAGTATAGTAGTAGATGTAGCACCTGAAGGTGTAGCAGAACAGGTAACAGAAACTCCAGTGGTAGAGGAGACAGTTCAGCAGGAAGAGATTCAAGCAGAGCCATCTTACACACCACCAGAGAAGTATGCTGGAAAGACATTAGAAGAAGTGATTGCGATGCACCAAAATGCCGAAAAGGTACTAGGTAAGCAAGGTCAGGAAGTTGGTCAACAAAGACAACTGATTCAACAACTGATGGAGCAAACACAAGCTAATCAAGCTACTGAAATAACGGAAGAGCCTGTGAATTTTGAGGATACTTTCTATGATGATCCTGCTAAAGCAGTAAATTCAGCAATAGAAAACCACCCAGAGATTCGCAAAGCTAAGGAAGCCAACGTGATTAACGCTCAAAAGGCGAATGTATCACAACTAGAAGCAACACATCCTGATTTTATGGATATTGTTGGTAATAGTGACTTCCAGAAGTGGGTAGGAGAGAGTCCAATTAGGACTGAGCTATTCCGTAGAGCCGATGCTAATTATGACTTTAGTTCAGCGAATGAGTTACTAGGTACTTGGAAACAAATATCTATGATAGGTAAGACTCAGGAAGTGAATAAAGCAGAAGAAGTGAAACGAAAGAAGGCTTTACGACAAACTAGTTCAGAAACTCGCTCTTCAGGAGATTCAGTTGGTGGTAAAAAGATGTACCGTAGGTCTGATTTAATCAACCTACAAATGACAGACCCTAACAAATACGCAAGTTTGGCTGATGAGATTCAGGCAGCTTACGCAGAAGGAAGGGTTAAATAATAAAACTCAATAAGGAGAAATACAATGGGCTTAGGCACAAATCAAGTAACAACTGCTGTAGCTAATAATTTCATTCCTGAACTATGGTCAGATGAAGTTATTGGTTCTTATAAATCTAATTTGGTACTAGCTAATCTAGTAACGAAGATGTCTCACAAAGGTAAGAAAGGTGATACTATTCACATTCCTGCACCTTCTCGTGGCACAGCTTCTGCTAAGACAGCTAACAACCAAGTAACATTAAGTGCTGCTACTAACTCAGTAGTAAACATTTCAATCAACAAACACTATGAATACTCAAAGCTTATCGAAGATATCGCTGAGGTTCAAGCTCTTGCTTCAATGCGTAAGTTCTACACTGACGATGCTGGTTATGCTCTAGCTACTCAAGTAGATGATGACTTATTTGCTTTGATGGAAGGTCTTCAAGGTGGTACAGTTGGTGGTACAGGTGCTGCTGCATGGGAAACTGCTGTAATTGGTGGTTCAGGTACAACTGCGTACACTGGTGCTTCATCAAATGCTTCTGACATTACAGACGAAGGTATCCGTAAGATGATTCTTACTTTAGATAACGCTGATGTTCCTATGGACAATCGTGCTTTAATCTTACCTCCAGTAGCTGCTAATGACTTACTAGCTATCAACCGTTTCACTGAGCAACAGTTCATTGGTACAGGTGATGCTATTAAGACTGGTAAGATTGGTCAAATCTACGGTGTAGATGTATTTGTTTCATCTAACTGTCCTACAGTAGGTACTGATAGAGTTGGTGGTTTAATCCACAGAGATGCTCTAGTATTTGCAGAGCAAGTTGGTGTACGTACACAGACTCAGTACAAGCAAGAATACTTAGGTGACTTGTTTACTGCTGATACTATCTACGGTACTGGTGAGTTACGTAACGATGCTGGTGTAGCGTTCGTAGTTCCAGGTGCTTAATAGTTAGTTAAGTGTAGCCCCTGTCTAGTTGAGGGGGTTATCATTAATTAATTATGTTTTAGATATGCCTTTATATAACTACAAATGTAAGAATAACCACGATTATGAGACTATAGTTTCTTATAATGACCGTGAAGAACCGCAAGTCTGTCCTGACTGTGGAGAACCTTCAAACTTTACACAAACATTTTGCACTAACTTCCAGTATGGTCAGAAGTATGAGAGCTTTGGAGCTGACAGACACCGCTGGAACTTACGTGAGAATAAACGATTAGGAACAAGAGGTAAGTCTTATGCTTGATATATTAGAAGATAGTACAGGAAACTTAGAGCTTGAGAGATTCAAGTGTAAGTTACGTGATATATGGATGCGTATCTTATCTGAAACTTATACAGAAGAAGATGGTTCTAGGGAAGAGTTTATGGAAGCTAATGCTTTAAGGTTTGCTGATGAACCTCAAGCAGAAACAGAAATTGATAACTTGATGGAGATGTTAGAAGACCTAATGAACCCACAAGAAGAATTAGATTCAGTTAAGAGTGATGCTAAAGCTCCTACCTATAACGGTAAACAGTTATCATCTAATAATGAGAAAGGTAAGATTGAAGCTACTAAGTATGAGGTAAAGCATACAGCTACTAAGACTCCTGGAGATTCACAATCTGTAGCAAAATCAAGCACTTATGAAGCTCATGGTGGTAAGATAGCACCTAGAAAAGATGCTAGAGTTATTAGAAGTTTCTCTCCTATGGCAGAGATGATGAAAGATGAACTTACAGCTCTTAAAGCGAGACAAGCAATAGGGCGTAGAGAGATGTTATTTAGACTGTAATGGCAAAAAGTAGAATAGACAGACGAGGTAAGATACGGAGTTTAACCCGTAAACCTAATCCTATTGTTCGCCACCATTGGCATAAAGCTAAAACTTTAGCTATGCTGGCTAATAGAAAACAATGGGCGCAAGAATTTGACCCTGCTTATACTTTAGAGATTGAAATTACATCAGGGGTTTCTACTATTACTACTGAAGACTCTACCGCTGATAACATGATTTACATAGAATTAGAATAGGATATAGATATGCCAACAATTAAGATTTCACAGCTTACAGAAAAACCAACAATGGCAGGTACTGAAGAAGTCCTGATTAATGATAGTGGAGTATCTAAAAAGTTTTCTACACAGAGATTCCTAGATGTAAAAACATTAACTGAAACAGCTAGAGATGCAGCTTTAACTGCTCAAACAGCAGCAGAAACAGCTGAGACTAACGCTGAAACAGCTGAGACTAATGCTAGTGGTAGCGCTACAGCAGCAGCAACATCAGAAACAAACGCAGCAACTAGTGAAACTAACGCAGCAAACTCCGCAACAACAGCAGGGACACACGCTACTAATGCAGGAACAAGCGAAACAAACGCAGCTACATCTGCTACTAATGCGTCTGATAGTGAAACAAATGCTAGTACGAGTGAGACCAATGCAGCTTCTAGCGCTACATCAGCTTCTGGTTCAGCAACTACAGCAACTACTCAAGCAGGTAATGCAAGTACATCAGCTACTAATGCAGCCACCAGTGAGTCTAATGCAAACGGATCGGCTACAGCAGCAGCTGGTTCCGCTAGTACAGCTACAACACAAGCTACCAACGCAGCTTCATCAGCCTCAGCAGCATCAACATCTGCTAGTAATGCATCAACTAGTGCTACATCAGCTTCAGGTTCTGCGACAGCAGCAGCAGCTAGTGCGGCAGCAGCGGCTTCTACTTATGATTCTTTTGATGATAGGTATTTAGGTGTTAAAGCCTCTGACCCTACTACAGATAATGATGGTGATGCTTTAGTCCAAGGCATGCTTTACTTTGATTCTGTTAATAGCTTGATGAAAGTTTACGATGGTAGCGGTTGGATTACAACATCATCAGCCACTCTAGCTACTTTAGATGTTTATAAGTTTACAGCCACAGCAAGTCAAACTGTATTTACAGGTACAGATGATGATTCAAATACTTTAGCTATAAAACCTACTGCTGAAATGGTAACTTTAAATGGTATTGTTTTAGAATCAGGCACAGATTATACAGTTACAACTTCTACTTTAACTCTTACAGCAGGTGCTGCATTAGATGACGAAGTTAATGTATATGCCTTTGGTAACTTTGAATTAGCAGACCATTATAATAAAGCAGCTTCTGATGCTAGATATGAGCCTATCGACAGTGCTTATACTAAATCTGAAGCTGATGCTAGATATCTACAGTCAATAGCTTCTAATTCTATCGGTGCTGATGAGCTTAATGTAAGTGGCAACGGTACAGCAGGGCAATACTTAGGTTCAGATGGTGACGGTACTATGACTTGGACATCTATTTCATCCGACCCTACTATGGGCGGTGATTTAAGTGGTACTGCCTCTAATGCTCAAATCGTAGCTAATGCGGTAGGTACTACTGAGATTGCTAATAGTGCTGTTACAGATGCTAAAATTGCAGGAATGAGTTCATCTAAACTATCAGGAGCTTTACCTGCTATTGATGGTTCGGCTCTTACAGGCGTACAACCGTTCCCTAGTGGTACTAAGATGGTATTTGCTCAAGCATCAGCACCTACAGGTTGGACACAAGATACAGCAAATAATGATAAAGCATTAAGAGTTGTTAGTGGTTCGGGTGGTGGTACAGGTGGTACACACGGATTAAGTTCACCACCAAGTACATCACATACGCATACAGGACCTTCACATACTCATAGTACACCTTCTCACTCTCATAGTCATACTTTGAGTGCTGGTGCGCATACATTGAGTACGACTCAGATGCCTAGTCATAGTCACAGTTCTTATTATTGGTCAGGTACTAGTTGGAATACTACTGGCTGTGCAAAACCTCAATCAACTCAAAGTTATTCCAGCGCTAACTGTGGTGTAGGTACAAGTTCTACGGGTGGTGGTTCATCTCACAGTCACTCATTAAGTGGCTCAATTACTTCAGGTGGTTCAGGCACTTCAGGCTCAGGTGGTACAGGTGCTACAAGTTCAGCAGGACCTACAGCATTTGCACCTCAGTATGTAGATGTAATTGTTTGTAGTAAGGATTAATTATGGCTTTAGAAGTAGAATTTTTCTGCCCTCTAGGCTCTGAATGTGAATCAGCGGAAGGCAAGGTTATCAAGCGTTGTGCTTGGTACACTAAGATGGTAGGACTAGACCCAAACACAGGTAAAGAAGTAGATGATTGGGCGTGTGCTATGTCTTGGATGCCTATGCTACAAGTGGAAATGTCTAAGACTAACCGAGGTCAAACAGAAGCCTTAGAGAGTTTTAGAAATGAAACAGTTAAAGGACAAGCAGAGTTTAATGAGATTGTTAAGAAAAGAAATAATATGTTAGGAGAACACTAATGAATGTATGTGTAATTACAGAAGACAGACTGATTCAAGTAGATGGAGAGGCGTTAAACTTCGACTTTACTATTGATTCAAATATTCACGCCATTCAATGGAATGGTACAGCAGGTCACGTAGAGTTTAAAGACAATACGCCAAATGAAGATATAACAGATTTTACTCCTTATCAATCTTTGGTGGATGCTTATAACACTGAGAAGCAGAGAGTAGCTGATGCAGAAGCACAAGCTATTGTAGATGCTGAGGCTGCTCTTACTTATGCTGACAAGCGTAAAGTTAAGTATGATGCTTTACCGCAATTTGAAATGCAATATGACGATGCTATAAACGGTACTACTACTTGGGTAGATGCTATTAATGCAATTAAAGTAGAAATTCCTAAAGGAGATAACTAATGTCTAGAAGTAGAAGTAGACTAGCAGCCGATTGGTTTGCTAAGTTACGAATGAATGCTACAACCCAAGAAGTTGAGCATATAGAAGTAGTAGAGGCTAGTGAAACAGCTACTGCTATTGATTTAACCCCTAAGGCTGATGTTACCTATGTAGATACAGAAGTAGATGCCTTAAAGACCACAGTAACTAGTTTAGCAGCTGATAAGGCTGATGTTACTGCTGTTTATACCAAATCTCAGGTAGAAGCTAAGATTGTAGAGTTAGCCCCTGCTACTGATATTAGTATGAAGGCTGACACTACTTATGTAGATGGTGTGACCGCATCAATTCAAACACAGCTCAATGCAAAAGAACCAGCAGATGCAACTATCTTAAAGGATGCTGACATTGGTTCTACAGTATTGGCACCAAATGGTGACGGTTCTCAATTAACAGGCATTGATGCGTTGCCTGACCAAACAGGACACAGTGGTAAATACTTAAACACTGATGGTACTGGTGCTTCTTGGCAGAGTATTTCATCCGACCCAACTATGGGTGGTGATTTATCTGGTACTGCGAGCAATGCTCAAATCGTAGCTAATGCGGTTGGTACTTCAGAGATTGCTAATAGTGCTGTTACAGATGCTAAGATTAGCGGTATGAGTTCATCTAAGTTATCGGGTGCTTTACCTGCTATTGATGGTAGTGCTTTGACTGGTATGCCAGCGGGGGGTAAGGTGTTGCAACTAAAGTTTGGATATACGAACACAGTAACAGCAGTAGGTAACACTAGTGAATTTGATGTTGTTTCTGTTACTATTACCCCATCATCTACAACCAGTAAGATATATTTATCAGGTAATTTATTCGCAGGTACTCAGGGTGGTAGTAATAATGTTGTCTGGTGGTTCAGGCGAGGTGGTGTTAATATAGGGCGTTTCACGGACTCCAATAGAGAAGGAGGTAATTCAAGTTTTGAAGCGAGCGGTGGTTTAGAGGAGATATGGAACGGGGCAGGATTTTGGTTAGACTCCCCTGCGACAACAAGTGCTGTCACTTATTATCTAAGGGTTACAGGTGATGATGGTTCTGGTCTTATTATTAATAGGGTAGGAAGTTCCTCCGATGCTGTCTGGGCAAAGAGAACATATAGCACAATCACAGCAATGGAGATTATAGTATGAATATAGATATAGTATATATTAATGCAGCTGCCAAGCTGTTATACCCAGATGTAGCATCCGTGTCTCAAACAGAGGACGGTACTCTAAGCATCCTAAATAACGCAGGGGATGCACTCGCTTTCAGCTCCTCAGAGTTAGAAGCTGAAGCTTTGCTACAGAAAGACATCGGAGATAGCAAACAATACGCACGAGATAGAGCAGAAGCATACCCATCACTACAAGAACAAGCTGATATGGCTTACTGGGATAGACAGAATGGTACTACAACTCTTGATGATGCTATTACAGCAGTTAAAGAACAATACCCTAAAGGATAAATATGGAAACAGCAGACATCATACTAGGGCTACTAACGGTAGTAGTCGTGATGTTAGGATGGTTCTTGAATAGACTAGCTGACACAGTAGATAAACTAGAAGAGAACCTGACTAATTGTCAAAGTAATATGCCCCTGAGTTATGTACTTAAGGATGACTATAAGGCTGACATAGCAGAGATTAAATCATTACTTAGTGATATGTATGGCATCATAAGAAAACAAGGTAAGGGCTAATGGTATGGGTAGAATTAGTCGATGGTACAGCTAGGTTCTTCCTACTCGACCCTTGGACTCTACCTATTAACTGGGTACTAATATGAAACGAATAGCAATTATAATCATATCATTAAGTCTCATTGGTTGTTCTAGCTTAGAGTTACGTAACCTAGGTAAATCAGCAGCTACTACAGGGATAACTTATGTTGTCGCTGGTCCTATACCTGCTATAGCTAATGCAGCTACTAGTATGGCATACGATGAGATAGTACCTGATAGTCCCGAGGTTGCCGATATAGAGACAAAAGAACAAGCAGTGGCATACGTAGCTCAGTCTTGGGGAACAGATGCTCTATGGGCATTCTTAGCCTTCCTAATCATAACTAATATCGTAGTTCCTTGGATGACTAAGAGACGTGGATATAATCAA